ATTACAAGTTGGTGAGTTGGCAATGAATGTCACAGATGGAAAATTTTATACTAAAAAATCAAATAATTCAGTAACAGAGATTGGTGGTGCAGGTTCAGTAACATTACAAGATGTTATGACAAACGGTGCTACTTCAACAACAGATTTATTATTGGACCAAGGTGCAAAATTAGTATTTGAAGGTAATTTAGCAAACTCATATGAAACTTTTTTAACAGTTGTAGAACCAACTGCTGATAGAACAATTACTTTACCAAATCAATCAGGTGTTGTTGCAATGGACGGTGACGCTTTAGCATACGGAATAGTATTCGGGGGATAATAAATGGCTAGTACATTTAAAAATGCAGGATTAGATGTTGGTGTTTTAGATACTTCAGCTGGTGATGTTTACACAGCTGGCGGTTCTACAACTGCCGTAATACACGCAATTTATATTTCTAATTTAAGTTCTACAAATGCAGCTAAAGTAAATATTAAAGTTACTATAGACGGCGGTTCTACTTTTAGACATGTAGGAAGAAGTTTAAATGTGTCTGCTAATAATACATTGATTATGGATAAACCAATCAACTTAGAAAATAATGATAAAATTAGAATATATGCAGACCCTAATCCAGATAGTTCATCTGTAGATGTTGAAGCATATCTAAGTATATTGGAGATTAGTTAATGGCTGTAGTAGGACAAGTAGTACCTGAAGGAACACAAACTAAAGAGGGATTTCATGCTCTTAGAAGAACACCTGAAGGACTTTTATACTATACAAAAGTTGATAAAGATAGTACAGATAGTATTGATGTTCAAGGTGGTAATCCAAGTAACTTAAACGGTAGTGAACAATTACCTAAGAATTATACGGAAGCAAAAATTGAATATTCAAGTGTACAATATTTTACCGGTGATAATTCGACAACAACATTTAATTTATCTAATCCACCATTAGATATAACAAGATTTAAAGTTTTTGTAAATAATATTGAACAGAGTGTTAATGAACATTATACTTATTCATCTCCTACAATAACTTTTAAAATTAAACCTAGTAGTAGTTCTCAAATTGCTGTAGGTATAATTAACAAAACATATAAAAATAATACAAATGACAAGTACCATCAATATGTTTATGAAGACGGTGACGCAACTTTTTATGTTGATAGTAATGGTTATTTTGTAAAAAGAGAAAACAGGAGTAGAGGGGCAACAGCCTTGACAAGTGACGATTTTGATACCTTTGAAGCAACATCTTCGGTACAATCAACAACTTGGCAATCAGCGTCCTAACTCGTATAAATAGTAGTATTATAAAGGTAAACTATGGCAGATTTTAAACTAGGTAGAATTAAATTTAAATGGAGAGGCAATTGGGCAGCCTCAACAGCTTACTTAATTGATGATGTCATTAAGTATGGTGGTAATACATATGTTTGTACTACCAATCACACATCTCCTTCAACTTCAATTTATGATGGTTATCCAGACAGCTCTACAAATTTAGCATATTGGGATTTACAATCAGAAGCATTATTCTTTAAAGGTGTTTTCTCAGGAAGTTCGGTATTCTATAAACTAAATGATTTAGTAAGTTATGGACAAAGAAAATATCGTTGCACAGTAGCTCATGTTACATCTTCTAGTGTTTTAGATACTAGTAACTGGGAATTATATCAAGACGGTTATGATTTTAAAGGTAATTACGCCGTTGTTACTTATTACAAAGTAAATGATATTGTAAAATACGGTGCTAATTTATGGATTTGTACAACTGCTCACACATCATCTGGTTCTACTGGTCAGTTTGATGAATCAAAATTTAGTTTATATACAGAGGGTTTACAATTTGAAGATAGTTGGTCAACCTCAACTGTTTATCAAAAAGGTGATGTAGTAACTTATGGTGGATATTCTTATGTTGGAAAGATTGAACATTCAGGACAAACACCAAACACAACAGGCGCAGATACATATTGGGAACTATTAAATCCAGGTTTCAAAGCATTAGGAACATATTCACACGGAACAGCATATAAAACAGGTGATGTTATTAAATATGGTGGTAACTCTTATGTAACTATCGTAAATAACACAAGTCAATATCCTTCAAATACAAACGGCACAGTAAACACAACATACTGGCAAATAGTTGGAACAGGTTTTAATTATAGAGCTGCTTATAATTCAAGTACAACATATCAAATTGGTGATGTAGTAAGATTAACTTCATCAACTTATCTTGCAATACAAGATAGGGTTGTCAATGTATCTCCGGATGCAGACGCAGCCAAATGGCAACTTATAGCACAAGGTGATACAGGCGCTGTACTTAGTACAAGAGGAGATTTAATTAAACAAGGTTCCTCTGCTTCAGAAAGATTAGCGATTGGTGTACCAGGTTCAGTTTTAACAACAAACGGTTCAGACCCAGTTTGGGGTAATGCAGAAGGTAAAAATGTTTACTATGTTGCTAACTCAGGTTCAGATTCAAATGCTGGTTCACAATACTTACCGTTTAAAACACTTTATCATGCATTAAGTCAATCAGGTTCAGGTGATGTAGTTGACTTTGATTCAATCACAGGCGGTACAGGTGGTACTCCAGGAACATATGATGTTACTCAAGCTTCTACAACAGGTTCAGGTACAGGTTGTCAGATTAGAGTTGTCACGGATGGTTCTTCGACACCAACAGTTGTAGTAATAAGTGGTGGTGCAGGTCATGTTGCTGGTAATGTAATTACATTTTCTGGCGGCGCTATAGGTTCATCTTCAAACTTAACTATTGCTGTTGTTTCAGCTTCAGTAGGTGATGTTATATATGTTAAAAATGGTGTTTACAGAGAAACATTACCATTAAGAGTTCCCGCTGGTGTCACAGTTCAAGGTGAAAGTTTAAGAGGAACAGAAATTAGACCTGGTTCAGGTACAGGTCATCAAGTAAAAACAGTTACAGTAAGTACGGGTGGTACAGGTGGTACTCCAGGTACTTACAAATATATTCATGCTAATTCTACAATTTCAGCTGATGGTTCAACAGTTAGTAATGGTGTTGCAAGTTCATTTGTTTGTAATGTTGTTACAGATGGTTCTTCGGCACCTACTGTTACAGTTTATCACGGCGGTACAGGATTTATTGTTACTGATAAAATTACAATTGCTGGTTCTCAAATAGGAGGTGCAGCTGATTTAGTTTTAGCAGTTGCTTCATTAGAAAACAATGACGCTTCTAATATGTTCTTGGTTAATAATTTGACAAATATTACTCAAATGTCAATGAAAGGTTTAACAGGAACACCAGGTGCTGGTGCAACTGGTAAATCTGCCGTTGTATCATTAGACCCTAGTGGTGCAGTTGCAACTGCTTCGCCATATATTCAAAACTGTACATCTACAAATGCTAACGCTACTGGTATACAGATTGATGGACTTTTACATAGCACAGGTAACAAATCTATTCTATGTAATGACTTTACACAAATAAACTCAGATGGTAAAGGTGTTCACACAATTGGTGGTGGTCGTGGTGAAATGGTTTCAGTCTTTACTTATTACAACGCAATATCATTCCACGCAGAATCGGGTGGATTTATTAGAGGATTAAACTGTTCGTCTGGTTATGGTGAACAAGGTGCTGTTGCAGACGGAACATTAGCTTCAGAAACACCAGTTGCAGTTGCAGCTCGTGGTGAAATGTTAAAATATGCAACAACAGGATTTGTTGGTGGTGCTACAGAAAGTGATGTCGCTGATACTATATCAACTTCAGGTACACCGACAGCAGCTACAATAGTAGGTGTTACTTCAGGTGCAACTGCTACCCTTATAAGAGTTAACATATCACTCGATTATCTACATATTACAGGTAGAAGTGGTAACTTTACACAAGGTGAAGTTTGTACAATAACAAAAGATAATAGTACAACATTTCAATTAACACTAGACGCTGGTCACGGAGATAGTACAGCTGCTCAAACAGGACAGATTGGTCCTCTTATTGCAGTAGATGGTTCAGCATTAAGTTCAGCTTCTGCTATTGAAATAGGTGCCAATGTGGTATTTGCTGGTGACGCTGCTAAGTATTACAGAGTTTCAGCAGTATCAGAAACAAATACAAGTGCCGAAACAGCACTTATCAGATTAACAGAAAGTGTTACAACAGGCAGAGCAATTGCAGATAATGAAGTAGGTTCAGTTAGAAAAAATTTCTCAAATGTTCGTTTAACAGGACATGACTTCTTAGATATTGGTACAGGTGATATTGCCACATCAAATTATCCAGGAGGTCCATCACAACCTGCTGACCAATCAGATGAAGTTACGGAATCAGCAGGTGGTCGTGTTTACTTTTCTTCTACTGACCAAAGAGGTGACTTTAGAATTGGTGACCTATTTAAAATTGAACAGTCAACAGGTATTGCAACACTAAACGCAGACGCATTTGACCTTTCCGGTCTAAACGAATTACAATTAGGTTCTATTGGTGCTGAGTTAGGTGCCACAATTAACGAATTTAGTACAGATGAAAGTTTATCAAATGATAGTAATACTGCTATACCAACAGAAAGAGCTGTAGTAGGTTATACTCAAAGAGATAGAATGGGTACAGGACATTTAGTTCCACCAACAGGAACAACTGGTGAAAGACCAACAGGCGATAACTTAAAAACTGGTGGTATCAGATATAACTCTTCTCTAGTAACATGGGAAGGATATAACGGAACACAATGGACAGGTCTTGGTGGTGGTAATCCTTGGGCTTCAACAAGTTCAGATATTACAGTAGCTGCAAATGATAGATATTTTGTAGACACTTCAGGTGGGGCAAAAACATTAACTTTACCAGGTTCTCCTCAAGTAGGAGACCAAGTTTCTTTTGTTGACTTGGCTGCAACCTTTGACACTAATAGTTGCACAATTGGTGCTGGCGGTAATAAAATTATGGGACTATCAGAAAATTTAATTTTAGATACAGAGAATCAAGGTATACAACTTGTTTACACAGGTTCTACTTACGGTTGGAAATTAACAACTAACTTGTAATAAGGGATAAATAAAAATATGAGTAATATAAGAGATTTCACAGGTAAGAATAAAAGATTTACAGGTACACAAGGTATTGATTTACCAGTAGGAACAACTGCTCAAAGAGCTACAGGTTATGGTTCAGGTACTTTAAGATTTAATTCTACTACTGCTTTAATGGAATATTATACAGGTGCAGATTGGAAAGCTGTTGACGCTCCACCAACTGTTACAGGCTTTGCCGTAGATGGTGGTTCAAATGTTACTTCAGCAAGTCTTGATAACACAGGTGGTGGTACATTCTCAATTGCAATCAGCGGTTCACTTTTTGATACTACTGGCGGTACTGTTTCTTTTTTATCAAATGCTGGTAATACCGTATCTACTGCTTCATTGACAAGAAATAATGGAAGTTTATTTACAGCAACTGTAACAAAAGCAAATATATTAAATTCCGAAGAACCTTATGATATTGTTGTAACAAACGGTTCAGGATTAGCTGCTTCATTAGAAGACGCTATTTCAATTGATACAACTCCAACATTTGATAATGCGGCCGGTTCATTAGGAACATTTTTTGACGGCAATAGAAGTATATCAGGTTCACAGATTGACGCTAGTGCTACAGACGCTGAGGGAGATACTATTACATATAGTGTTGTATCAGGTTCATTACCAGGTGGTGTATCACTCAGTTCTTCAACAGGATTAATTACAGGTACATTGTCTGCTGTAGGTTCAGATTCTACTGCTACTTTTACAGTAAGAGCTGCTACTGCTTCAGCAAATGCCGAAAGACAATTTACAGTAACAACTAAAGCACCTCAAAGGACAACTTACACATCAACAGGTTCTTTTACTTTTAGTGTGCCATCAGGAGTAACAGCAGTTGATGTTTTAGCAGTTGCTGGAGGCGGAGCCGGGGGCTCTGCTAATGGTAATGCAGGAACAGATGGCGGTGGAGGCGGCGGAGCCGGCGGATTAATTTATAGACCAGGATTTCCCGTTTCACCAGGCGCTCAAATTCCTGGTAATGTCGGTGCAGGTTATCCTACACAAGGTAGTTATGCACAAGACGGACCAAGTAAAGGAAACGGTGGAGATTCAGTTTTTGGAACACTAACAGCAAAAGGCGGCGGGTCATCTGCTGACGGACCTGGAGGTAAAACAAGTAGACCAGGTGGTTCAGGTGGTGGAGGTCCCTACTCTTCAACTGAGGGTACGGCAACTCAACCAGGACAACCAGGCGATTCAGGTAATTACGGATTTGGAACAGCAGGCGGTGACGCAGCTCCAGGAAATGTTCCTTACACAGGTTCAGGTGGCGGAGGCGCAGGTGGTTCAGGAGCTCCTAGAGGTTCAGGCCAAGCAGGTGCTGGAGGAGTAGGTAGAGCTTACTCAATTTCTGGTTCAAGTGTTTATTATTCTGGTGGTGGTGCCGGTGGTGGCGGAGGTCCAGGTGGTTCTCCTTCAGGTACAGGCGGAAACGGTGGCGGCGGAAGTGCTCCATCATCTCCTGCAAGGCCAACAAACGGACAACCAGGTACTGCTAATAGAGGCGGTGGCGGAGGAGGT